TTATTTTTTTCTGTCTTCCATTTCTTCTCGAATTCGTTTCTTGTTCTTTCTATATCTCGCTAGAGCTGCCTCCATCTCTTCTATTTCGTCAGGAGTGTATTTATCGGGTCCACCATAAAATGAGAGGTTGGTTTCCTCCAAGTTTAGCCTATCGGTTCGCCCCATCAAATAGTCAGCAGAGACATTGAAGTAGTCCGCAAATTTATTTACAGTATCCAAATCCGGTTTTCGTGATTCGTTTTCATAACCTGAAATTGTGGATTCTGCAAGACTAAACTTTGCGCCGAATTCTTTCATGGTTAAATCTTCATTTTTGCGCAGTTTGCGCAACCGGTTACCACTAAACATTCGCATCACCTGATTAACATTATACTTTGCACTTTGCATACTGAAAATATAAAGGGGGTAAACTTTGCAAAATGCGTTGACACTTTGCGTAATGCGATGTATTATGGAAATAACTTCACATTATGAATAGCTGATCGGGGGGAAGAGAAGTGAACAGCCTCATTAAAAAAGCTCGTAAAGATGCTGGGCTAAGTATTGAGAAAGCAGCTGAAGAGATTGGAATACCCGCTGGATACCTATCTCAAATTGAAAATGGTCATCGTCATGTAGACAGCGAACGAGCTGACAAGATATCTCTTGTGTATGAATGCGAAAGAGATCAAATTTTTTTAGCCATTCGCTACGCGATACGCAAAGTTGAAGGGGAAAACTCCGCGTTGAAGGGGGTGAGATGAATGTCCGTTGCAGTAATAGAAGTTGAAGATCTAAAACTATGGATTCGAGAAGCTGTGGCGGAAGCGTTAAAAGATCATCTTATTAACGAGCTACCGCCCTTTCTAACCCGAAAACAATTTATGGAGTTGATGGATATTGGCGAGTCGAAAACAGCAGAACTTTTCAACCGTCCAGATTTTCCAGTCAATCGTGAGTTCGGGAATCCAAGGGTTCCAACGCACTTATTAATGAGATGGGTGGACGAACACACCGAATGGGTGAGTAACCATGCTGGTGAAGGATGGAAAAATCGTAAAAAAGCTATATAAAGAGGAAACCCACCGTGCTGTACGGGCTGCGGCGGGTGGGGGAAGGCTTGGGCAAGGGGAATTGCTTAAAAACATCATACATTATTCCCTTGTCCAATAGCATCCCATCAATTTGGACAAATAAGGGGGTATCAAAATGGCAATTGGACATTTTCCGGGAGCACTGCAAGAAGTGCTAAAACGGACTGGCGATTCATATGCAAAAGCTGGAAAGGCAGCTAATGTTGATGGTTCCCAGATTGGCAAGATAGTTAAAGGTAGCCGTAAAGCTACTAAACAAGTTATGCAGGCTACAGTCAGACACTACGATGATATTCAGTTGATTATCGGCGCAGCAGAAGAGGTTACAGGTGGTGCATGTGTACCTTACTTAGATGGCGCTGACTTACATCCAAGTTCAACATACATAAAAACAATCGAGGAAATCCAAGAAGCATTACTGGCTTTGCAGTCAATCCCAATCACTAAGAGATTAGACCAGTTGACGCCTGCTGATCATGAGAACGTCAAAAATGGACTAATGGAGCAAATCGAAGCCATAACGGCACTTACACATAATGCAGCAGTCCTTTGTCGGAAATATGGTATTTCTTACCTTGGATTATGGGCGGATCATCGGAATGAACTGAGACAAAAAAAATATATGAATTGAGGTTTTTTTTATGAGAATCGAAGATTTGGAAGATCAAGCGCGGTTTGAAGCTAAGAACGCTAAGCGTAATCTGAAAATGATAAAACGCCAAGCAGAACATATTGATCCGATCAAGTTAAAACGAAATATTCGTTGGCTGGAAATGCTGATTTGGTTGCACGAATGTGAATTGCATCATGCCAAAGAACAGCATAAAAAAGCCCGCCTGGCAGGGCGGACCTCATTGAGAACCCGATTAAAGTTTCTCGTTGCGTCTATTTTACGCGATGCCCCTCGTAAAAGCAAGGAGGGAACAGCTTGAGTGAACAAGACGAAATTCAATTTGCTAAAGCTCTTGCTGAATTGTATGTGAAACGTAGAAACGAGTGGTCTTCTGCTATAGACCAGGTGCTGGAAACGGAGATTACCGCTGCGAACAATCAGGTCATGAGTTCTGTAGAAAACTTTTATCTTGCAGACAGACATCAACAAAAAGCCTCGGGCAGGTGGAATCAGATTGTTGAAGTCGTAGAGTTTCTACCATTGAACATTAAAACACTCGTAATGCAAGAAATAGACAGGATCAAATGAAGAAGGGCTTCGGCCCCTGTCTTGGAATGTCGGACCTTAGAAATAACCTTCCTCCGTCCGGGATTCCAAGATGTGGCTGACACATCAAAATTCAATTTGAAAGGGGTATTTACTATGATTCCGAAACAATTACTGCAAGATCGGTATTGGAAGGGTCTGCTGTATATATTTCAGAACCATAACAAGCTTAAACAATATCTGGTTCCTGAATTTATTGACTTCGAAGAGCTTACCGTTCATACGGACAAGCTTAAACGAGCTTCTAAGGGATGGAGCACATCAGAAAAGTTCATGCTTGCTCTGGCGCTACACCTCTATAACGGTCGCAATAAGGTGGATTTGTCCGAGGCTGACCGTTTGGATGATAAGAACACTGATATCGTGCTGAAAGCTCTGCGGCTTCGGTATGCGGGGTAAAAGGGGGCAGCGGTGATGCTCGTTCTCAAGGGTGATACAGTCCTAACAAGCTGTGGCCTGTCCGGTGAGGTACTGGATACATGGGGCATTGCCCGACCTTGGGCCAAGCTTCGAAAGGACAATGGAGAATTAGCATTCGTCTTGCGTACGAATGTGACAGAAATTATAAATCGCCCCAAACCGAAGAAGGGAAAATGATGATTAATACAGAGGTGAGCTTATGCCAACAGATAGCTTTCCTTTTCCGATCTTCTCCGGGTTATTTTCGCCGCAACACTACGAAAAAATAGGATCGGCGATATGGCTATTCGCTTGGTGTGTTAGCTCCACGACTAAGGAAGTCGAAGAGGACGGAACTGTTTGGGGACTTGTCCTGGGTGGCAAGCCGATGAAGCTTTCTGAAATCGGTGAGAACTTTGGGGTTACCGATAAAAGCATCAGCAGATGGATAAGTGATCTCCAGAACCACGGATACATCCATATCACTAGAGCGCCCCGGGGTTTGATCATAAAGGTTAGAAAGTCCAAGAAAGGCATATTAAAGAGATCAGACAAAAATGTCCGTTCGCAGGATAATGATCAGACAGAAATGTCTGTTCACAGCGAAACTGATCAGACAATTTTGTCCGATCAGTCCGACAGTGATCAGACATATTTGTCCATTCACAATGACAGTGATCAGACATATTTGTCCGTTCACAATGACAGTGATCAGACAAAAATGTCCGATCATGAAACGATTTTAACGAGTGATCAGACAATATTGTCCGATGCAAAAGATATTAAAGATCTTATTACTACTACTATTTTAGAAAATGAGTTTTCAGAAGAAATTAGCCCAGATCCTAAAACGGACGGGATGATCGCAATTTTAAATGCTTATTGCAAATTGCATGATAAGTTCGACATTCACGTCTCCACAAATGATCGCGAAGCCATGGGTAAGATGGTCGCCGCAGGGATGCCAGTACCCTTTACCATCACAACTATGGAGAGCCAATACAAGGCAAAGCGAAAACGCGAGGGAGAAGATTTCGAGCAGCCAAACAGTTTTACTTATTACGTGAAAGGCTTGAAATCAGCATGGCGGAACGCTAACAAGACTACGAAGCATAAAGGGTCATTAACCCAAACACCAATGCCAGCACCGCCGCAGCGACTATCCAAGCAGCAGCAAGAGCTTGCAGACCTTAAACGTCGAGCAAAGGAGGCAAAGCAGCTTGAAGAGAACACAAGTTATTGATCTACTCATTAAGCTCAAAGAAGAATACGCACATCAGATTGATACCAGCAATACTGAAATAGACCGGCTACATGAGAACCTTAAAGATTTCCCTTTTGACGTAGCCTGTAAAAACGTGAAGCAGCACATGCTTACAAATCCATGGCCGCCGAAGATCGCGCAGATCCGTGGTGGTGTCGGTGATTTACAGGATCAGCATAAATCAAAGGATCAGACAGCAAATTATTTCGCTGAACGGGATAAAGCCAAGGCAGCTGCTATGCCAATGCCTGTGGGATGGAAGGAGAATCTTTGTGCAAGGATCAATAAGGGAACTGCCGCACGATGAGAATGCAGAGATAGCGGTTATTGGTGCAGTTTTGATTGACGAAACAGGTAATGCCATGGATACGGCAATTTCTGTAGATCCTGAAATGTTCTACAACCCTGTAAATCGGACAATCTTTTCAGCTATGCGAGATTTGCACAACGATGGTGAGCAGGTGGATATCAGATCACTTGTGTCCACACTAAATCATAAAAAAAGTCTGGAAAAGGTAGGGGGTACATATTACCTTTCTCGAATCGCTTCTTCATCTCCTACTGCGGCTGACATTGAGTTTTTTATAGGTGTACTTGCAGATAAATTCACCTTACGCCAAGCTCTTCGGGATGCTTATAAGCAGATCGAACTTGTGTATGACAGTGACGATGCTGGAACCGTGGTAGCAAATGCCCTGACCAAGTCGGCGTTATTGTCCGATCAGACAGCGCCGAAAAAGGATTTCAAAAGCACGAAGGAAATCGGTCTTGAGTATATCGACACCATTGAAAAGCGTGTGAGTAATCGACTGAATGGAACTACTAGTGGTAAGGAGACTGGATTTACAGATCTGGACAAGCTCACTGGCGGGTTTCAGAAACAGGATTTAATTATCGTGGCAGCTCGTCCTTCTGTTGGCAAAACAGCGTTCGCCTTAAATATTGCACAGAATGCGGCAACTCGAAATGATGAACCTATTGCTGTATTTAGCTTGGAGATGTCAGAGCAGCAGCTCATGCAGCGTATGGTCTGTGCTGAGGTTAACCTCGACGCTAATGATCTGAGAATGGGCGATATCACTAGTGACGATGATTGGGGCAAGTTGACTGTTGGTATTTCTTCTCTTGCAGACAAGAACATTTTCATTGCTGACGATCCAGTTGTCACCGTGCATGATATTCGAGCCAAATGTCGTCGTTTGAAAAGAGAACGAGGTCTTGGAATGATCGTCATTGATTACCTGCAGCTGATCCAGGGAAGTAGTGGAAAGCGCGGGGAGAATCGACAACAAGAGGTTTCAGAAATTTCCCGAGTGTTGAAGCAGATTGCCCGTGAATTGGATGTGCCGGTTATCGCGTTGTCTCAGCTCAGTCGGAGTGTTGAACAGCGCCAGGACAAACGTCCGATTATGAGTGACCTTCGAGAGTCTGGTTCTATTGAACAGGATGCAGATATTGTAGCTTTCCTTTATCGGGATGATTACTACAACCAGGAATCCGAGAAGAAAAACATTATCGAAATCATCATATCTAAGCAGCGTAATGGTCCTACTGGAACGGTTGAACTTGTGTTCCTCAAGAATTTTAATAAGTTCGTGAATTACGAACGGGCGCATGCCAATAACTTGCCGCAGCCAGCCTAAAAATATTGAAATCCGGGCGTTGGTGCAGAGTAGAACGCTACACGCCAGCGAGACAAGGAGGCGAAGTGATTGCAAAAGTTCAGCTATGTTAAAAGAGCAAAGGCTCACGGGATAACAGAACAAGCGTACAAGTTTCGCATTCGTACAGGATGGCACAAGGAAAAGGCGTCTTCGGTCCCGATGCAAAAGCCGGGTATAACATATGACGAGGAAATGAAGAAGATCGCCAAGAGGAACGGGATACCATACCCTACGTTCGCTAAGAGGGTTCGAAAGCTAGGATGGACCCAGGAAGAGGCGGCGACCATCCCAGTTATGAGACCGGGGGAGTATTTGAAATCCTACAAGGGACCCAACTACTGGAACCTACAAGACAAGATGGTTTTTACTCCTGGTTTAGCCCACTACATCAAGACAGGAGAGAAACGGGCTTGCCTAGCTAAATGAAGGTAGAACGGAGGGCTGGGTGGGGTAATCCCAGGGGCGGGAGTAATAGACAGTGGACGCAAACTGTAAACTAAAAGGGCACCGAAGTGCCCAATATGCATCTATTATTTTGCTGGTGTGAAAGTAAAGGTTTCTTTGTATTTTCTATCATGGGATTCGTTATTTGAAGGTTTTCCGTACCAACTAATCTCGATTTGAAGTTCCTTTGAATCAACAGAAATAGGGAAATTAGAAAAGTCGACTATCTCGCCATGTTTAAAAATTTTGTGATGATCGTCTGAAATGCTTAATCCGAACTTTGTTTGGGTATTTGGTTCATCTCTATAGGAGTTAAACACTACATTTTCTAAGCCAACCCCGATATTGGTGATGATAATGTTGTACATTTCACTTTCATTTTTACGAGGTTTTGACATCTTAGAGTCATATTTCTCAACTTTCTTGATTTCAACTTTCCACTGATCAGATTGTTTTGATGCAGGTGTTTTGAAGAGATCATTTGATGCTACGGCAGCATATGGAGAAATTCCAAATGCTAAAAAACAAAAAGCAAAGAAAATTATTAGTTTTTTCAGAATTGTTGCCCCCTGTGAAATAATCAAATTTTGATTAGTATCTCTTTAAGAAGAAAAAATATTCTATTGCGCAGTACGAAGATGATGTTCAGAAAGGAGTTTTGTTAAGATGGATGGTTTGATTATTAAACCGAAGTGGGCTGATCTAATTTTATCCGGTCAAAAGATATGGGAGATCAGAGGGAGACTTACACATAAACGTGGCACAATCGGTATCATCAAAAGCGGCAGCGGCAAAGTTTACGGGACGGTGGAACTGACAAATTGCATCCCTTGCACCGTTGGACGATTTATGGCTTACAAGGATAAACATTGCATCGAAGATCCCAAATTTGCTTTTCATTACAACCAAGCGTGGGCGTGGGTTGTTAAAAACCCAATCATTTTCTCGGAACCTGTACCCTATAATCATCCACAGGGTGCTGTGATTTGGGTCAAGCTTCCAGAGGGAGGAAATTATGAGCAACTTTTCCTCAATTCATCCACAAGCCGTGAACATGATAAATGTCGCTCTTAGCGAAATAGTCCGTAAAGGTGGCAAGGTTGAGCGCATGCATCTGCATGTATGCCCTCGGTCAGAACTGGCTCAACATCAGATCATTCAGACAGCTTTTGGAGACTTGCGGATTCATTTGAATGATTTTGTTCCTAAAGGATATTCTTATGTACTAGAAGATCCAGGCGGAGATAAGAGAGGATTTGCTTGGGTATCAATACCTAAAAATGCGAGGATAACAGAAAATCGGCAAAAGGAGGCGTAGAAGTGATCATCAAAACAGTCAAAAATATTAATTCGTCAGCTGGAAGTATTGTTTCAGGAGTGTCATTCCGGGCGCAGCGTGAAAAGAATGGGTACAGCATAACATTCGGAGAATTCAAAGGTCAGTATATTCCAGCAACATCAGCAATCATAATCAGCGATATTGTTCTCGACGAAGATGGGAAAATGCCGCGTGGATCTAGATATGCATAATGGACAAAGAAAAGACCCCTAATCCTTGGCCGGGCGGGGTCGATAAACGGTAAATAATACCTCAAACCCATTATAACACAAAGGGGAATGAGGGGAATGGCAATGGTATGGGGACAAGGGGAATTGTTTCCGAGTGCAAATAAAATGGATGTCACAGTTATCAAAATGCTGCTTCGCAAATATCCCAAAATGGTAGAGATCGTTAATGGACTACAAGAGAGAGAAGAGCTTACTTCTTATGAAGAGGCCATTCTAAAAAAGTGGGTCCCAACAATCAGAAACATAGAATTGGCGATAGAGTCTATTTTGGATCCAGAAATCAAACAAATTATGAAGTATAGGTTTATTAACCGAAATCCTAGAAAAGCAGCTGTCATAAAGTGGTCTTCATTTACAGGACGGTCATTAGACCGAAAGATTCAAGAAGGTACAGAATCAGTAGCTGGAACGTTGAAATTGCTCGGTATTAGCACAGAATCAATAGCTGAGACATTGAAATTGCTTGGCACTATCTAAAACGTGTCTGTAACCTGTCTGTTTTACGTCTGTTTCGCGTCAACATTACGTCTGTATATTAGATTTACAGTAGGGACATAGGGAAGAAGTTATTCCCGGGTGTCCCTGCTGCCCCTTATCGCCGCAGGACTCGTCAGAGCTGAGCGGTGATGATGCCTGTTGCAATAGCAACGATATTAGTGGCGGAACTGATAGCACAAGTAGCAAGTAGATGGTGCGGCGGTCTGTTACGGGGGATGAGAGTTATAGTACCACTCTCAACGCGCTCCACCCGGGCGCGGTATATTAGCATAGGGGATGTTAGTCGGTAACACCGTCCGTCACCATGCAAATACGGGATATTGCAATGCTGATTATGTAAATCTAAGGGGCGCTAGAAAGCGTCCCTTTTTATATTGTACGAAGGGTTGAAAAGTGACCGATTTTTGCTTAAAGGAGGTATGGAATGAAAGAACGGATTGAATTTCTCAAGAAACTAAGGAATGTAATCGATGAAATTGTAAAGGCGATGGAAGCCGGGGATGATGAAGGACTCGAATCAGCCGTTGGCCGTTATCTTTTTCTAGCAATGCAAATGGAAACATTGAAGTAAAGATAGACCGTTCAATTAATATGGTTATATTGGAGGAAAAGCAATGAACGCGGTAAGGAGGCTCAGGGAACCGCCAGAACCGAAACAGCCGGTTAAATGCAAAGGTTGTGTTTGGGGCAAGTGGGAAGAAGCAGCTCAGTTCTGCTCTAAACCGATCCATTGTGTGAAACTAGACGGTGGTGAGCGTAAATGAATTTTGTTCAGCCCATTCGTGACCCGGAAACTATCCAAGACATAAAAGACTATCTCAAGGACAAAAATCCAAGAGATTACATTATGTTCCTGATTGGTATATACACAGGTCTTCGGATTAGTGACATATTGCGGTTGCGAGTCAAGGACGTTTCTGGTTCTCACATTTCTATCCGCGAGAAGAAGACAAATAAGCAGAAACGCATTTACATGGCACCGGAATTGAAAAAGGCTCTGATTGTTTACATCGAAGGTAAACCAGCGAATGAATTCCTTATTAAAAGCAGGGAAGGTATGAACCGACCTATTACCCGTGAAATGGCTTATAAGATCATGCGGGACATTGGGGATGAGTTCGGGCTTTCGGATATGGGTTGCCATACACTGCGGAAAACATTCGGTTATATCTTCTATAACGAAACAACTGACAAGGACATTGGCATGCTGATGGACTTCTTTAATCATGCTTCACCTAAGATTACGCTGCGCTATATTGGCATGGCTCAAGACAGCATGGATATGGCTCTCAAGCGTCACAAAGTGTAGTCAGTTACACATATTAAGGATAGGTGAAACTCGTTTCTGGGACAGGCTGAGAAGCCTTACAGGACAAGGGATTATGGTAGGTGCATGAGTTTAACACAATGTAAGATATGTGTAATTAAATCGCACAGGATTTACCAGTTATTTAATAGCAGCAGAGGGGTTAATTATGGGGCAATCACCACTTAAACCATGTAGTCGTGTGGGCTGTAGTAACCTCTCTAGAGGGCGTTACTGTGCCGACCATACACAAGAGAAACACCGCTATGATAGATACCGTGGGACAGCCGCACAGCGCGGTTATGACGGTCAGTGGCGCAAGGCTCGGCTCGGGTTCCTGCGGAAGCATCCACTGTGTGTATATTGCTTGAAGGTCGATAAGATTGAGGCTGCTACAGTGGTTGACCATATCGAACCGCATAAGGGTGACAAGGAATTGTTCTGGAGGCGCAGCAACTGGCAGTCACTTTGTAAGGTGTGTCATGATGCCAAGACAGCAAAAGAGGATGGAGGGTTTGGAAATGATGTGAGATAATGATAGCAAGGAGTGTGACTGCAAATGATAGTTAGATATACAAACCCTAGTCGAATAAGGGATCAGCTCTTACATTGTCTAGATGTATTGGGTGAGGAATACAACGAATTAGATTATGTGGTCGATGTCTACAAGAATGAGGATAGATTGAGAAAAGAAATGGTTGAATGTCCTGATATGTCACCGGAGGAATATCAACAGATACTTCATGGGGCGACACGGCCTCCTGCTATTGCAATGATGGAGTCTCGTACAATCAAGATTTTTTATTTTAACTTATCCAAGGAGAAACATAAACAAGATTTAGATTTAGCTTTTTTTCTCTTTCATGAAATGCGTCATGCATGGCAGAATCATCACGGATTATATCTTGATGAAGAAGGGGTGGCAAACCTTGATGAAAATATGGAAGAGTACAAGAATAGTGCCGCCGAGAAAGACGCCAATGAATTTGCAATGGTAACGATAATGGAGAACAAAGATAAGATCAGAAAAATTTTCAAAATGCCTGATTTCGAATTGAATTTGAAATGGTAAAGTCGCCATTACGGGATTTTTTTTTAATTTCTTAGGCCCCCCACCATCTTAAAAAATTTTTTTGTTCGTAATAGACCGCATCGGACTCTTGTGTGAAAAAAAGTCCCCAGTGAAAGTTTCTAAAGGAGGTGCGGAAGATATGCCAGATATTGTAAATTTTAATCACATGCGGGTGGGACAGAAAGGCGGTGGCAAGCATTGGACGGAGGCTGAGGTAATTGCTCGGGAAGCTGCTTCGAAAAAGTTTGATCGCAAGAAAAAGCTGACTTTGAAAATTCCCGGCTGGCTGAACGATGAAGCCCGGAAGGTTTGGCGCAAGACAGTAAAGGATATGGCCGAGTTTGAAGTCCTGGATAAAGTGGATGAAGATGTGCTGGGAGCTTATTGTGATGCGGTGGCAAAATATCAGGATGCGAACCGGCTTATTGACATTGAAGGGTATACGGAAACAAATGCTCAAGGGAATATGGTTGTCAGTGCTTATGTGAAAATGGCACAGAGCTATTCGCGTCTTATTCTTTCTTACTCCAACAAGCTTGGACTCAATGCGGAATCGCGGGCGCGGTTAGCGAAAAAGACGGCGGACCAGGAGGAAGATGAGAATGCCGGACTCTTCGATTAATTGGGAGGATGTTCACCCGACTAATCGCTACGCCGCCGAAGTTGTCATGGGATTACGGCCAGCCTGCAAGCGTGAGCAGCAGGCGTGCCAGCGACATTTATCCGATTTACAGCGGCAGGCGACGACTGATTTCCCTTACGTCTTCGATGAGTCCAGGGCTGACCGTATATTCGAATGGTTTGAGCGCTGCTGCCGTCATGTTCGCGGTCCGTTTTCCGGACAGCTTATAGAACTGCTGCCCTTCCAAAAGTTTGATTTGGGATGCGTCTACGGTTGGGTGCATATGGACAGTGGAAAGAGGCGCTTCACCAAGGCACTGCATCTTCGGGCGCGGGGGAATGTCAAATCAACTGAAATGTCTGGCCTGTCCCTTTATGGCATGTGCGGGGATTGTGTGTATCCGCCTGGAAAGCCACATTTGAAGCGTTACGAAGAAAGCCCGGAAGTTGAATGTGCGGCTGTCGATAAACAGCAGGCGAAGCGGGTCTGGTTGGATGCGAAGGCCATGGGGGAGAACAGCCCGGACATTTCCAAGCGGCTGCGGATCAAACGCACATACATCGAACACGCCCGGCGCGGCGGCTGGCTGCGTCCGTTGTCTAAGGATACTAAAAATAAGGACTCAGGCGCTCCGTGTCTGGTCATTATTGATGAGTATCATGCGCACCCGACCAGTGAAATCCTTGACGTATCTTATTCCGGCTTCGGTAAACGGCTGCAATCCTTAATGCAAATCATTTCTACTGCCGGTAAGGATGCCGAAAATAGTCCCTGTAAAAAGGAATATGATTCCCTGTGTAAGATGTTGGACGGCGATACTCCAATGATAGAAACCTATTATGTGATGATTCGGGAGCTAGAAAAGGCAGACGATCCACATAATGAACAAAATTGGGTCAAAGCCAACCCTATCCTACAGGAAGACAATGAATATGCCCAAGAGCTGAAGAAACAAATACGAATTGAGCATGACGAAGCGTATAATTCAGCAGATCCGCAGAAAATTCGGGAGTGGTTGACCAAACGTGTGAATCTCTGGCAGGCAGATAGCGAAAATAAATACATGTCCGGCATTATGGACAAATGGAAAGCACTCGCAGTGTCACGGAGTGCTTTTTTGGATTTGGTTCGCGGTTATGCTGCGCACAATGGACTTGACTTGTCTAAATCCACGGATTTAACCGCATCTGGCTTTGTGTTTCGGCTGGAAGACGGCCGTTATGCGGTCACTGCTCACGGATTTATGCCGGATGAAACAGCGACTAAGCATGAACACGGTGACCGTGTGCCTTATCGGGATTGGGCGGCAGGGGATTGGTGTACCCTTACACCGGGTTCTGCCGTGGACTACAGTTACATTAAAACCCATATGCAGAATCTGGAGCGGGAACAATCCTGGTTCATTGAGGAGGTTTGTTATGATCCATATAACGCCACTCACTTTACACAGGAGCTTGAGGCGGAAGGATACAACCGGGTAGAGATCCGGCAGGGCGTTCAAACCCTTTCGGAACCAACAAAGTTCTTCCGTGAGCTGATTCTGCGCAGCCTAATTGTTCATGATGGCAGTCCATTGCTAACCTGGTGCTTGTCTAATGCCATTGAAGTTTCGGATAACAACGGAAATATTAAACTTTCCAAGAAGCACAAGGATGACAGTCAGCGAATCGATTTATTGGCGGCCATTATTAACGCCATGGTCAGGGCCATGGTGGGCGACTCCACCATTAACCTGAATGATCACATCATGAGCGAGGACTTTTCCTTTTAGTAAGGAGGTGAAATGTGAAACGAAGAAACTTTGTGCAGCGCTGGTGGGACCGGCGATCTTCTGAGGACAGTTTACTTCATCCCCCGCAGTGGCTGCTTGATCTTTTTGGTGTCTCCAACACGGCAAGCGGCGAAACGGTAACCCCGGATTCTGCGCTGCTAAACAGCAACGTGTACACCTGTGCTTCCGTTCTTGGCGGGGATATTGGGAAACTGCCGATTCAAGTCTTTAAAAAGCGTGGGGCTGGGATCGAGCGTGACAGTAGTCACCCTGTCTCTCGGCTGCTGGGTTCTCGTCCCAATCCGTACATGAGCGCCTATACATTCAAAGAATTGATGATGGTTCATGTCACGGTTTGGGGCAATGGGTACGCAAACATTGAGTGGGAGACCAGCGGTCCCAATAACGGACAGCCAAAGGGGCTTTGGCCTCTTGATCCTTCCAAGACTGACGTTCAAGTCGATAAGGATACAGGACAGGTATGGTATGTGACGACGCTGCCGAATGGAGAAATGCGGAAGCTGAGACACTTTGATGTGCTTCATTTCAAGTCGATCAGCAAAAGCGGCCTAAAGGGAATCACGCCTATTTCCGTTATCCGGGAAGAACTTGGAGTGCAGAAGGCCCAGCGGAAGTTCTTAGGTGCCTTTTACGCTAACGGAACAGCCACACGCGGGATTCTCAAAATACCGAATGGCACTTTGGACAAACCGGCTAAGGATAAGGCTCGGGACGAATGGCAGAAAGCGAATTCAGGCTTGAACAATGCTCACCGGATAGCCATCCTGGATGCGGGCATGGAATATCAGAACCTTGGTATGCCTCTGAATGACGCTCAGTTCATTGAGACCAGTAAATTCGGCATCATGGAAACGGCAAAGATATACAAGGTTCCAGGGTACAAGCTGGGATTAACCGATGTGAAGTTCAGCAATATGGAGAACCAGTCCCTGGAGTATGTGAAGAGTACGCTACAGCCGATCTTCACGAATTGGGAGCAGGAATGTGATTATAAGCTGTTTACGGAGTCGGATCAAAGGAAATATTACACCAAATTTAATGTAACTGGCGAATTGAGAGGAGATAGCGCCAGCCGCGCAGCCTATTACAAAGAAATGATTACAATGGGAGTTTACACCATCAATGAAGTGCGGGAGCTCGAGGAGCAAGACAATATCGGTGACAAAGGAGACGTACACTTTGTCAGTCTGAACTATGTCAACCTGGAGAAGATGGACCAGTATCAAATGCTGAAAGCGGGCCTCGGGAAAGAGGCTACGAATGAAGGGGGGTGACAACAACAATGAGTGAAAAGGTTATTCGCTACTTGCCTGCCAAAATTGAGGTGCGTAGTACGGAGGGCGAAGGCGAAAGTCAGACGCAGACAATCGGCGGGTATGTAGTCAAGTTTAATCAGCGCAGCCAATTGATTTGGGGTGAATTTTACGAGCGTGTAGCCAAGGGGGCGTTTTCCCGCAGTCTTTCGGAGAACGTGATTAAGGCATTTTGGAATCATCGTAGTGATTTTGTTCTTGGATCGACAAAGCCGGGGACGCTGCGATTGCTGGAAGATGATGTGGGCCTGTCGTTTGAAATTGATTTGCCTAACAATACATGGGGCAATGATGCCTATGAATCTGTACGGCGCGGCGATGTTGACGGTGTGAGCTTCGGCTTTTATGTTCGGAGTAACGGCGATGCCTGGGAGTATATAAAGGAAGAGGATGTGTATATCCGTACCTTGCTTGATATCAATTTATTCGAAGTATCACCGACTCCCTTCCCGGCATACCTGGACAGCGAAGTGGATCAGCGTAGCATTGATCAGCTGGGCATTACGTCCAAAGAGCAGCGGAAAAATGAAAAAGAAAAACTATTACTCGAAATCGACCTGTTAGGGCTTGCCTAATAAGTCGATTTTTTGTTTTCCCAAAAAAATAAGCGGAGGTACATTATGGATCCGAAAGAACGCGAATTACGCCAGAAACTGGCGGCAAAGTTGGAAGAAGCTCGGTCACTTATGGAAGGCGGCAAGATGGAAGAAGCTCGGAACGCAAAGGATGCAGCTGCGGAATTGCGTGCACAAATTGATTTGATGGTGGAAATGCGGGGTCTGGATACGCCGGGTGATGTTGCACCGGTTGCAGAGCCAGAACATCGGGATAACAAGCCAAACAAGGAAGAGCAGTACCGTAACGCTTTCCTAAAGGAGCTGCGCAAGCGCAATCTGACAACGGAAGAACGCACTTTGTTGGATGCTTCAGCAGAAGAAACTCGTGCAGGCATGAGCGGCGAAACCGGAGAAGACGGCGGGCTTATTGTTCCACAGGATATTCAAACGATGATCCTGGAAAGAAAGCGTCAGTTTGTGTCACTGGAATCCTATATCACCGTAGAACCTGTATCGACTCGTTCCGGTTCGCGGGTTATCGAGAAAAATGCTGATATTACGGAATTTACTGAGATTACGGAATTGACTGACCTTGACGATATGGACAATCCCAAGTTTACACCAATCTCTTACACCATCAAGGATCGGGGTGGCATCCTTCCTATTTCCAATAGCTTGATCCAGGACACAGATCAAAACCTGATGTCCTATATTGCCAAGTGGATTGCAAAGAAATCCGTAATCACACGTAATAAGCTTGTCTTGAATTTGCTGGAAACGCTGACCAAAGTAGCTGTCTCAGGGCTGGATGCGATTAAAACGATTTTGAATGTAACCCTTGATCCGTCTATCAGTCTGGGAGCAACCATTATTACGAACCAAGATGGATTTAATTTCCTTGATTTGTTAAAAGATTCTGACGGAAAGGCCCTGTTGCAACCCAATCCGACACAACCCACACAGAAATTACTGTATGGTAAGCCGGTTGTCGTCATTGCTAATCGCTGGTTGCCTACTACTGGAACCACCACGAAGAAAGCGCCGATTATCATCGGCGATCTGAAAGAAGCGATTGTACTCTTTGACCGCCAGCAGTATTCCTTGGCTTCGACAAATGTCGGTGGGAAATCCTTTGGACGTAATTCGACCGATGTTCGTGCCATTCAGCGGGAAGATGTTAAATTTTTCGATAACGAAGCGGTTGTCTATGGTCAGTTGACCATTTCCGGTTCTGGTGCCTAATGCTGACTACAATTGATCGTCTACAGAAAGCAATGGGCGTTCAAGGTGATTCCTACGAAGATGAAATGCTGCAGATCCAAATTACAGCATCTTCCCAGGTCATTGAAAACTACTGCAAACGTTCATTCAAGCTGCAAAGTTATATTGAACGCCATAGTGGGAATTCCAGTTCCTCATATATTAACCTGCGGAATTATCCAGTGGAGAGCATCGAAGAAGTAGTTATTCCCGGAAAGCCAGTAGGAGATTATGAGCTGCTAGAAGAAGGGCGGATCTTTTGCCCTTCCGGCTGGCCTGTGGGTGAACACAATATAAAGGTAACGTACACCGCCGGTTATGTGTTGCCTGGTGATGCGACTACGGAAAAACCGCGCACGCTGCCGGAAGTGTTGGAGCTGGCATGTATATTTCATTCCCAATTAATGCTCCGTACACCTGGTGTGACTGCGGAGCGGGTAGGCGATATCTCGGTCAACTACAGCGCAGACGGTGACGGTTTACCACAAACTTTGGTATCTCTTATTTCTCCGTATGTTGGAAGGTGGGTATAGACATGGCAAGCCAAAGAGCAAGAGCACGACGGGTCGGTGTGCAAGTCACCGGCGAAGATAACCTGCGGTTGCTAGCCGAGCGACTTCGCCCATTGACCAAGAATAAGATTCGTATTGGTATGCAGGGTGATGCCGAACTGGCTATGATTGCCGGAGTCCATGAATACGGCTCGGTGAAAATGAAGATTCCAGCCCGTTCGTTTATCGGGACCGGAAAAAAGAAAGGACAGGCTCCTATAGGCAAGTTGGTCCGGGTTGGGGTGACAGAGATTGCCCACGGTCGCAAGCGGGTAGACGAATTGTTTACGGAGATTGGCGAAACCGGGCTAGACCGAATGAAGAAGAATTTTGAACGGATCAAGCAGCCACCCTTATCCGCCCGTTATGCCTCAAGAAAGACCGGCTCCCGAAAGCTGCTGCACCGGGAAGACGAGCTGCGCGACTCCCTGATTTATGACATTGTACCGAAGGGAAGGTAATCATGCGGAATTTCAGATTTGCTGGTACGCTTCGAAAATATGCTGAATCATACAAGTTAATTCGGGAAGCTGGAGGAACGCGTGACGATGCGGGAGATTGGATAGCTCAAGAACCAGAAACTATTTTGCTTAGGGGTAGCGTTCAGCCCATCAATACCCGGTTGTTGGCTGTGGAGGGTGGAAACTACACTGAATCTGACCGCAGGTTGTTTACAGTTTATAAGCACAAAAGTGACGAACTGATTCTGCATGCAGGTATTAAATACCGGGTTGTAGAACTGACGGAGCGGAATTATAGCGATGTCAATCAATATGTATTAAGGCGGGTGGTTGCTCATGCTGCCGGTTAGAAAAATCCGTGTGACAATCAAACAAGGGATAGAAGACGCCTTGTCCATTCCTGTCATTCCAATGAATAGCGGGGGAGACATTCCAGATGGGGATTTTATCACATATCATCTTGTTGGCGGATTTAAGCCTGTCGGTGGACAACCAGTAATAACCCAGCAATCCGAACAGAAGTACAGGCGGGAGACGGTGACTTTTACCGTCTCTTTCAATGTTTATGCCGATACAGAAGATGATTGTTTAGTTAACGCCATGAGGGTGAGAGATTGGTTTAAGTCAGACGGACATGAGCTGTTAAAGGACACACTTGACGTGATCGTGATTGAGATTGGAGAGATCCAGAACCGGGACATCAACATTGGTGAAGAGTGGGAAAGGCGTCAGGGCTTTGATGTTGAGTTTCGGGCCACGGATGTTGTGATAACGGATATGTCAGGCTGGATTGAGACAGCACCAACAACAAAGGAGTGAGTATTTTGAGTATTAGTGATGTTACGGTAACCATTGCCGTACAGCAGCCTACGCCGATCTTGGGCGGATTCGGGAAGCCCTTAATCTTGGGTAGCAGTACGGGAGGCAAGAATTTTAAAAACTACGCAGATATCAACGCGGTAAAGGCGGATTATCCGGCTTCGACGGAGGAATATAAGGCTGCATTTGCTCTGTTTGCCCAAAAAAATCCACCAGCAGAGATTGCAATTGTGTCTCGTAAGACGGGGGCGCCTACGGTAACACTAGAAGATTTGCTACCGTCCCTGTTCCTCAAGGATTGGCACTTCCTGATTACGACATCAACTGTAGTAGCAGACATTATTGCAATAGCTGACGCCGTGGAGGCAGATAAGTCTAGGCAATTTGTAGCCCGGACCAGTAACAAAGAGGATTTAGCCACCATCAAGGCTAAGGGGTATAAGAGGACGTTTGGAACGTATCACAAAACCATTGAAAACTATCCAGATGCAGCTTGGGTCGGGGCTGTGGGAAGTCTTCCCGTGGGCAGTGTGACTTGGAAGGGCTGGACGTTGGTTGGCATTGAACCTATGGACATTGACGCCACTGAACTTAATGCAATTCACGCACTGGGTGCTAATACCTATTTGACTAGAGCGGGAACCAACGTCACTAGTGAGGGGAAGTCGTTCAGCGGTGATTACATTGATTTTATTCACTGCCAGGATTACATCGTGTTTTCCATTCAGTATGCAGTGCAAGACTTATTTAACCAGGCGCAAGCTGCGCTTACGAAGATTCCATATGATAACCGCGGAATCGCTCAAATTGAGAGTGCAGTACGCACTGTTCCTCAGCGGTCTTTTCTTCAAGGAATGATCGCTGCTGATGATGATGGTGTACCACTGTATAACACTACGTTTCCACCACGTAGCCAAGTGGACCCGGCGAATATCGAGGCGCGTACTTACCCTGATGGTAAGTTTGAGTTTGTGATTGCTGGAGCAATTCATAAAGCTGCCATTAGCGGTACTATCAAATTTGCGTAATTTAAGGAGGGATTTAAGTGTCAGAAGCAAAAACATATGACCCTATGGACGTCACCGCAATTGTGGGTGGCGTTTTTTTAACGGGATTCGCAGAAGACTTAGTCACCGTGGCTAAGGATGAGGAAAATTTCAGTACAAAGGTAGGAGCGCAAGGTGATGTGGTCCGAACAAAGGTAAACAATCCACTCGGTACGATTACAATCACCCTTCAATGTACCAGCCCGCAAGTGCCTTATTTAGATGGACTTGGCAACAGCGGAAAACTGGTTCCGGTGTCCGTTGTTTATTCGGGGACACCCAAAGAAACAAACACCGCAACGCAGGCCTATCTTAAAAAACCATCAGACCGAGAGTATGGCGCGGAAGCTGGAGATCGTTCGTATGAATTTCAATGTCTTGACTTAAGCATGAACTAAAATCCAAAACTTGAGAGGAGCCAATATCCATGGCTAATACAAATTTTAAACAAAAAGAGATTACTACAAAAGCAGGTAAGACTTATACGCTTCAACATCCAGGTGTGCGCAATGTTACCCGAATTAATGACCGGGTAAAAAATAAGCATGGTGTGAATTCCGAAGAAAAGATTTGCGATGAAATGTTCAAACATGTTGTCGTACAACCCAAGGTAACTATTGACGATTTTGAGGACTACGGAGAAATGGTTGAGGTCGCCAACAAAGCCTTTTACTTTGTTACTGGCACTCCTGATCCAGACGAAGTAGACCCGGAAGAAGACAATGACGATAAGTAAAGAAGAAGCAAAGCGGCGGGCTAAAGAGAATTGGTCTTTGTGGCGGCTTTTACTGTCGGATATGGGCATTACCTATAATGACCTGGACAATATGGATCAGGATGACGTCGCCGAAGCCAACGCTGCCTTAGATATTCATATTGAACAACAGAATAAGCAAAGTAAGAAATAACAGGCGTCCTCCGGGGCGCCTATTTCTATTGCTAGAAAGGAGGGCATATGGCAGGTGGAATAATTGGATCATTAATGTACTCCGTGGGGTTCAAGTTTAACAGCAAGGGCTTGAATGATGCAGATAAGAAGGTTGGAAAGCTCACAAAAACGGTTGTTGGTCTTGGAGCTGCGGCTGGCGTTGCAATGGTCGGTATTGCGGCAGCTGGTATAAAAGCAGCCTCTAACTTTGAAACAGCAATGAAGCAAGTCGAAGGAGCTACCGGGGCAACGGCGGAACAGATGGAAGCTACTCGGGGGATTGCTAAGGATCTTTATTCCAACAACTTCGGTGAGGACTGGAACGATTTAGGGGCTGCCATTGCTAATGTACAGCAAGTTACCGGGCAGACTGGGGTTGAGTTGGAAAATACTACACGAAACGCCATTCTGATGCGGGATCAATTCGGGTTTGAAATACCGGAATCCATCAAATCTGTAGATACCATGATGAAACAGTTTGGTATAACCTCTGAGGAATCTTATAACCTGCTTGCTCAAGGTGCGCAGCGGGGGCTTGATAAATCAGGTGAGCTGGTGGATTCAGCGAATGAGTATGCCAACCAATTTAAATCGTTAGGCTTTACCGCTGACGAAATGTTTGATGTCTTCGCCGCTGGATCTGCGGAAGGTGTTTTTCAAGTTGATAAGGTGGGGGATGCGGTCAAAGAGTTTAACATCCGTTCCAAGGATGGCAGTAAAACATCTTCTGATGCATTTACAGCTTTGGGACTTAATGCAGAAGCCATGATGCAAGTCTTTGCTAAGGGTGGTCCAGACTCGAAGCAGGCATTCAGTGATATCGTATCCATGATATCGGATATTGAGGACCCCGTAGCTAGGAATAATATAGGCGTTGCGCTCATGGGTTCACAGTTTGAAGACCTTGAGGTTAATGTCATATCGGCAATGGGCGCTGCAACGCGGTCGTTTGATAAGACGAAAAAGACCATGGATGATTTGAACCGAATCAAGTTTGAAAAGCCTGGAGAAGCGATGAAAATGTTTGGTCGTCAGATCGAGGTCGGCATACTGATTCCTGTTGGACAAAAGTTGTTACCGTATTTAAACCGATTCGGTCAATGGCTATCTGACCATAAGCCGCAGATCGAGGCGGTGGGCAATGCAATTGGTGACGGTCTTGGGGCAGCAATCAATATGGTAAGCGGCTGGATTCAGGCGGCAATGCCTTATCTACAACAATTTGGAACACAAGCATTGCAAGTGTTTGGGTACCTGATTGATAAGGGGAAAGAATTGTGGACCTCTATCCAGCCGGTGGCCGTGATGATTGGGGAGACCTTGTTAAATGCCGCAATTCAATTATGGCCACATATCCAGCAAATCGGTTCATCAATTGCTGATGCAGCTAAAGCATTCTACGATTGGGAAGGATTTGCACCGGTGGTGAGCGGAATTGTCGCGGCACTGGTCACATATAAAACAGTCGTAGGCACGATAACAGTCGCAACCAAGATTGCGGCAGCAGCGACCAAAGCATGGACTGCAATTCAGAAGGCTTTTAGTATAGTCATGGCTGCCAACCCTATTGGCATAATTATCGCCGCCCTAGTGGGTTTAGGCGTGGCGCTGGTAGTCGCTTATAAAAAATCAGATAAGTTCCGGGCGTTTATTGACGGGATGTGGTCTGGAATCAAGACGGCTACCATGGCGGTACTGAATTTTTTCAAAATTACGGTTCCCCAGACCTTCATGACGGCCTTTAACGCAGTGACTGGATTTTTGAAGACTTGGGGAGTAACGATCCTGGTTGTGATTGGAGGCCCCATTGCATGGATCGTTGCCTTGGTCGTTAAATACTGGGACGAAATTAAGGCAGTGACATTTGCAGTGTTCAGCGCAATTGGTAGCTGGTTATCATCCATATGGAGCAGTATTAGTAATACTGTTTCTGGAGCTGCAAACGCCGTTTGGAATGCGATCACCGGCGCTTGGAATAGTGTTCTATCTACTACGTCAAACCTGATGACACAGGTATGGAATAAGATAACAAGCATTTGGGATTCAATCGTAAATGGAATTAAGACAGCTGGGACAAATGTTTGGAATGCCGTGACCACGATGTGGGGGAAGGTAACTGGTTTTTTTGATGGAATTAACCTTATGGACACAGGCAAAAAAATTATTCAAGGTCTGATCGATGGAATTAGTAATATGGCGGACACTCTTATGACTAAGGTCAAGGGGATTGCAGACAACATCAAAGGATTTTTTGGGTTTAAAACATCTGCGAGTGTGTCCGTTTCCACCGAAACTACAGGTTCCGCGGCGGTTGATGGTAGTCACGCGAACGGACTAGCAAATGTACCGTTTGACGGATATATTGGCGAACTGCACAAGGGCGAACGCGTTCTAACCGCCGAGGAAAACAAAGACTACAACAGAGTATACACGCCGGATTCGGCTCCTGCCCGGACAAGCAATAATCAAAAGATGAGCATCCCAGCACCAATAATCAACATTACGGTGCAAGGCAATGCGGATACAAATACGGTTCAGGAGATCGGAAGCGTTGTAGATCAAAAACTACAAGACTTTTTAGAAGCAGCAGCCCGGATCATGGGGGTGGAGATCGTTGGCGCTAATTGATGGTAAGTATATCACTGTAGAGTCTGAATCTCCGTCCTTTCCAGTGACTGTTACAGAGCAGCCAGTGGAAAAGGGGATTACCCTTATCGACCATGTGCAGCCCCAGGCTCGGATGTTGTCTTTATCTGGTGTGATCGTCGGACCCGAAGCAGCGAAGATCCGAGCCTATGTCATTGGGGCTAAGGATAAGGGTCAGATTATCAACTATATTGGCCGTAACCAATTCAAGGGCTTAATCACTGATTTTTCTACCGGGCATGAATATACCATTGCGGATGGCTTCACATTTTCCATGGAGCTGCGAGAGATAAGAATTGCAATGTCTTCGTATGTGGACACTCTTCCAGCACCTATAAAGACACAAGCTGCCAAAATCGTCAATTCTGGAACGAAACAGACCAAGGAGAAGTCTAGTAGTAAAAATAAGAAAACAACAACTACAAAGACTAAAACTAAAACAACCACCACTAAGAAAAAAGAAAAAGAGAAAGAAAAGGTCCAAAAGGTTAAGTTTAAGGAAGGTAGTAAGTGGAGGGAATAATATGAAGATTATCGAGATCGAGAAGGAAAACATTCCATATCGGTTTGATATATCCATCGCTGATGAAATCTTTACTTTCGAAGTTCATTATAATTCGGATTATGATTTCTTCACTGTGGATCTTGAAGGTGGTGGCGAGCAACTAGTATTTGGCGAAAAGCTTATCTATGGATTACCACTTTTTTATGACGTTCAGGATAACCGATTTCCCAAGTTGCTTATCGTACCCTGGGATGAATCGGGAAATAGCACAGCAGTATCTTGGGAGACGCTTGAGACAAGCGTCTTTTTGTATGTTATGGATGAGGATGAGGATAATGGCGAGTAGAAATTTCGGGCGGGTTGCGGAGATTATGACTGCCAATATGAAAATCATGCTTGATAAATACACGATGGAAGGATCTGTGCCTTTTGACAATGACGCGCTACCGAACGAGTCGGAGTTGCGGTTGTGGAATCTGGCACAGACCACCATTAATAACATCAAGCGTAACGCTGTAATCATGGTTAATGCAGGCTACCGTGGAGATATTGGACTTATCCTACATGGTCGTATTTCATCGGTCAGAACCAAGTGGGAGGGCGTGGACAAGATCACTACCATTAATGTCCTGGATAGTGAGGACTTGAGCAAACGCGAGGTTACAGAGATTGCCTTTGCTAAAGGCACCCTTGCCAGTGCGATCATTAAGCAAATGGCAGGATACATTGGCTTGCCGGTGGCACAAATGACACTTAATCAAGATTACAGATATCAAGATGGGTATACGGCAAAAGGAAAGGTAACGGATATCATTACAGAGGTTTGTAAAGATTGCGGAACTTCATGTTTTATTAATCAGAGTAAGTTATATGTTCGAAATCTCCGCAGCGGTGCTGACGGAGTCTTTGCCTTGTCACCAGATACTGGTTTGATCGGCAGCCCGGAGTATTTTGAAGACAACGGCATCCAGGGCTTTAAGATACAGGCTCAACTACAGCGCCGTTTAACCACAGCATCGGTCATTAACTTAACCTGTCGTGAGTGGTCAGGCAAGTTACATGTCCGCAGCGGTAGTCATAGGTTTTCGAATACCGGCGACTTTATCACAGAAGTGGAGGCGATTATGTGAATAAGACAGACCCAGCTGGAGCGCTGGCCCGTATGCTGGGCGGGCATGGAGCAAAGCAAGCTGACAATATCAACGTGGCTTTGCCGTGCAAGGTAATAACCTTTGACCCTGTGACGCTTACAGCCTCCGTGCAGCCTTTGCTCAAACTGTCCGCCGCTGCTCCTGCTCAAATCATGTCCGTACCCGTTAGCGGGCAGAAATTTAAATTTGAATTGGATATCGGTAACGGTCTCCGGGAGTTTGAAACGATCATGCGCCCAGCACTGGAACCGGGAGACACTGTCTTTGTCGTTTGCGCAGATGCTGAGATTAGAAAAACACTAACTGGTCGCGTGGCTGCGCCAGACTCTGTCAGGCGGCATAGTCGTATGGATGCCGTAATTGTGGGGGTGATGCCGTGTTCACTTTAAAAATTGACGATACCGGTGATATTGAGCTGAAATCTGGACAACTACAAATGGTTTCGGGTCAGGATGAAATCGCTCAATCCTGCCGGATTATCCTGGGCATAAACAAGGGCGAATGGTTTCTTAACCCAGAACTAGGCATTGATCATTCTAAATTTCTAGGCAAAGGTGTATCTGAGGATGAAATGCGAGATGAAATCATGTCAGGGCTTCTGCAAGAACCTCGGGTGCAAACAGTGGAATCCATAGATATAGAGATCGACCGTGCCAATCGGAGACTTATGATTGCATTTGTAGCGACTTCGAAAGAGGGTCAAGTCATAACGGCTGAGGGGGTAGAGATCGGTGGATGAACAAGGATTTAAGCGTCTCCGCTTTGTAGACTTTTTGGACGAAATGACTGATAAAGCAAAATCAGCGTTTGGCGACGAGGTGGACACCTCAGAAAATTCACCACTTGGAATGATCCTGCGCTTGTTCGCTTGGCATCTAGGCAAGGAAGATGAAAGATTAGAGGATGTCTACAACTCAGCCTCTCTCAACGCCTCCACGGGGGCAAACCTTTATAAACTTGGGGGTAATGATGGGTTGTCTATTTATAGTGAAGAATTTGCAAGTGGACAGTTAACGGTAATGGGTACACCGGGTTATGTGTTGCAGGCTGGATTTTTGGGCGCTACAGATTCCGGGGTGAGTTTTGAGACCATGGAGGATCTCACGCTCTCTGCAACTGGAAACGGGATAGTTGAAATTATGGCGATGGAAATGGGGGCGGCAGGTAATGTAGAAGCTCACAAAATAACTGTTATTATCAACCCTAATCCAGATGTGTTCAGCATTACCAATGTCACACCTACCAAGGATGGGCGTGACCGCGAGACTGATTTAGCTTTTCGGGAACGCATTTTGCAACGGAAGCAAAATCCTGGTACGAGTGGCAATAAAGCGGACTATCTTCGCTGGAGCCGGGAAGTTCCAGGTGTGGGGGCGGCAAGAGTGTTTCCGCTGTGGGCAGGTCCTAAAACAGTAAAGGTTGTCATCGCAGATACTGAAAAATTGCCCGCCTCTGCTAACTTGGTTGCCGAGGTTCAGGCATATATTGACCCGGATCCTGGGCTAGGAGAGGGGCAAGCACCTATTGGTGCTGTGGTAACAGTTTCCGCCGCCGTTGCTAAAACGATTAACATTGCTGCTAAGGTTGCTCTAGTTTCCGGTTATGCACTACAGGATGTCATTGAAGCGTTTCGCCTTAAGGTTGAGGACTGGCGAAAGAAAGCTGCGTTTGAAGTTTCCTATATCAGTCAGGCAGTGCTTGGTGCGCTGCTACTTGGAACGGATGGGGTGCTTGATTATTCATCTCTGACTTTGAACGGCAGCGGAGCAAATATTGCACTGACTGATGAAGAAGTGCCACTTCTTGGTACTGTAAATCTGGGGGTGTGATATGTCCTATCCAAACGACATTGATGTTTTTAACGAGAAGCTGAATAAGAATCAAACCGGGAAGAGTTACGTGATCGAGGAACGTCTGTCGATTGTAGGCGGTGTCTACGATGGTCCACTACGGCACGATAATATCAATAACCAAACGATCCGGGTGTTTGCCGGTTCCCGGTTTACAGGAGAAGAAATAAAAAACTATAGTATATCATTCCCTGATGCTACGCCATGGCGCCGGTTAATCAAGATTTTCACCTCTTTGTCTGAAGTTTACGTAACTTACGAAACACCAGGTGACACGGTAGAGGCTGATGATATTAATGCGCTACAAAGTGCAGTAACAGCCACACAAACAGAGGTAGAGCGGTATAAATCGAGTGGACTTATAGACGGCGGTTCATTTACGAGAGGGGTATAAGATGGCACAGACGATACAAATAAAACGTGGTACCAAAGCTCAACTTAGCACTTATGGGGCTTTGCTTACTGGTGAAATGGGTTTTTGTACAGATACGAAGGAAATATATATCGGAGATGGCACAACAAACTCAATGGTTGGGCGAGCTTTATCCGGTGCAGAGGCTTCGCGTCCGGTGGCCGCATCAGTCGGACGTCTGTTTTATGTCACGAGCGGTGCCAATAGCGGATATCTTTATTTTGATGATGGAACCACTTGGAGGCGAGTGAATGCTCAAGCACTCAGTGATTTAACGGGGTCGCTTGATAATATAGCGGATGGTGCTACTTATGCAAAGGTATTAAAGGCTGATGTCAGTGCGGGTCATATCAATAAGGTATCAGATGGCACGAATACTAAAACTGCTGCTGAAATCAAAAATCATATTGATGATGCAATTAAACACCGAGTCATTAATGATAGTGGGATTGCTATTACGGACTTATGGTCTGCTCAAAAAATCAAGAATGAGATTGAGTTAGCCAAGCATAACATCGAGCCGCAGGCGTCAGTTAAAGATCAGCATTTGTCCGCCCCGCCGGCAAGTCCCGTAGAAGCTGACCGTTATATTATTCCAGCATCAGCGACAGGGGCATGGGCAGGTAAGACAAACCAGATAGCAGAGTATCAGTCTGGAGCCTGGGCTTACTATATGCCTGCTGTCGGTTGGACTGCTTACGTTGACGATGAACAAAAAATCTATAGTTGGAACGGTACGGCTTGGGTTCGGACAGGTGGCGCCTTACAGACAATTACAGCGGGTAACGGTCTAACCGGTGGCGGACAGTCTGACAGTGTTACATTGACGGTTGGAGCCGGGAACGGGGTTGTTGTGGATTCTACAACCGTTGCAGCCAAGGCAGGCAAAGGCATTGTTGTTAACGTGACCGGGATCGAGGCTAATATTGATAGTTCCAGCATCGTCTACGATACAGCTAATGGCAATAAACTTACGGTGGCTACGATTGATGGCGGTACGTTCTAGGAGGTGAGGCAATGGCTAGAAAAGTAATGATTCAGATCCGACGAGGTCTAGAAAGTGCTATCGGCACACTAGCTGTCGGCGAGCTTGGCTATTGTACTGATACAAGCAAGTTATATATTGGTGGGACTACCGGTAATGTCTTACTGGTGGCTGCTCAAAGCTCAGGGGATATGCTTAAAAGTATCTATGATACAAACAATGACGGTAAAGTGGACTATGCTGCCAATGCTGATGCTGTTCCGTGGTCTGGCGTTTCAGGCAAGCCGGCAACATATCCACCATCATCCCATACGCACTCTGAATATATGGTTAAGGGTCCGGTAACGTGGAACCAGATTAAGGGGGTATAGTGTATGGCCTATGGAGAATCTCAATATGGCACATTACTATTTTCTGAACAGTCGGAAGATTCAGATCCTTCGATCGTTCCGATTCCTGATATAAGTAAATCCTTACCTGATATTTATCATAAATCTCAGAACGGAAATCTCAAAAAGCTACTGGATATCCTTGCAGAACAAATTGCAATTCTCAATAATCGAACGGAGGACATAAGGGCGCAAAACATTGTGGATATGTCCACATGGAGCCTGAGCCGTTGGGAGCAAGAGCTAGGTTTATCCGTTGACACCTCTAAATCATTTGATACCAGAAGGGAAATGATTAAGGCAAAGTTGCGAGGAATAGGGACAACCACTCCCCAAATGATTCAACGGACAGCCTCTGCATTTTCTGGCGGTGATGTATCAGTAGAAGAGGTTTCAAATGAGTATAAATTTATCGTTCGCTTTATCGGTGTTTTGGGCATACCGCCTAACATGACTGGTCTGATTCAGATTCTTGAAGAGATCAAACCTGCTCATTTGGCTTATGAATTTGCCTACACCTATACGTTTTGGGAGTCGGTAAAATCTCTGCTATGGTCCTCAGCTGCAAACAAAACATGGAATGAATTAAGAACCTTCGGATAGGAGAGAGGAAATGAAAAATACAGGAAATTTAGGTCTGAAAAAGCCAGAAGGCACAGATTTGGTTGATATTGACGATCTTAACTATAATGCTGACATAATAGATACTGCTATTAATAACAAGGTTGATAAAGTCACAGGCAAACAGTTATCGACCAATGATTACACAACAGCCGAGAAAACAAAGCTGACGGGTATCGCAACAGGAGCAAATAACTACGCACATCCTAATCATACGGGGGATGTAACCAGTAACGGAGATGGAGTAACAGCTATTGCTCCAGGCGTGATTGTGGATACTGATGTAAGTGCCTCCGCTGCCATTGCGTGGAACAAACTCAATAAAACAGGTGCATCCCTTGCGGATCTGCCCACACGTTCAGCCGCAGACCTTAACAGCGGCACACTCCCAGCAGCAAGACTCCCGGCGATTTCAGGTGATATTACAATGGCGGCTGGTACGAGTTCAGCGGCAATAACAGCTGGAGTAATTGTGAATGCAGACGTAAACGCCAATGCTGCAATTGCTTTTAGTAAGATAAATTCCGCGGATTCAATCATGGACAGTGATATCTCTTCCGAAGCATATATTGACATGAAGAAAATCGGCACCGGTCAGGTAGACAATACGAAGCTTGGTTATCTATCAACTGTAACTTCCAACATTCAAACGCAATTAAATAACAAAGCTTCTTTAGTTACCACACCGCAACAAACAACAGCAGATATTACCTACTATGTCCGTACAGATGGTAATGACGGGAATACGGGGCTGGCGAATACGGCTGGCGGGGCATTTAAGACAATCGGCAAGGCAGTCAGTATGATTCCGAAAATTGTTAATCATGCGGTGGTTATAAATGTTGGCGTGGGCACCTATCCAGAGCAAGTAATAATTGCGGGATTCAGCGGCTCTGGCTATATTACTGTTTCCGGGGATGCCGCAGCCAGTACAAGCCGTAGCGTTAATATCTTCACGGTGTACAGAAACCCAATACAGATAACTGTCAAGGGATTCAACATTACAAGCACAACAACCACAGCGCTCTACGTGGAGGGGTGCGCAAATGTGATTTTGCAGTATCTGAATATAGTAGGTGCAGCAACTGGTCAGCTAGGAATTCAAGTGCATTCATCAAAAGTCTTCATTAATGCAAGTGTTATCTCTAATAGAACCGCAGCCATGCAGGCTGTAATCAATGGAGAAATCATTTCAGATTCCAACTCGGGAACAGGCAACTACGATGCAGCTAATGCCGGATCTGGCGGAAAAGTGACGCTTACCGGAAGTAAACCGGCGGGAATTAATGAGACATCGGCGGGGGGAACGATATTTGTCGGTGGTGGTGTTATTAACCCATGGGGAGATAATACAATGAACAGCAGGAGTACAGTGGGCGCGTTTCAAACAACGGGCCAACTACAATCACTTAGTGCTGGTGTAACGACAAAAGTATTATTTCCAGGTCTAAACTATGACCATCTTGGTGAGTTTGTATCAAGTAGATTTACTGCGAAAAAATTAGGAATATACCTTATTACCACTACAATTGCATTTCCCAATCCAGCCATAAACAATCCGGTAAATGTATCCGTTTATCTTAATAATGTGGATACCGGACAACTGTACAATGGAACACAACTAACGGGCGCTACCGGAGTTGTGAACGGTGCTATTCAGTTGAAACTAGCCGCTGGTGATTATGTTGAAATATTTGCAATATCAACTCAAGCCGCTACATTAGGCGCATCAAGTTTATTCGCAATCACACAAATTGCATAAAGGGAGGCAATCCGATGAATATACCAACAGCAATTATGTACCTGTATTCTAACGCTGACCCAATGCGGGATTTTGTCGTGCAGGACAACGGACCAGAGCCAGTGTTGCGCCCGGGAGCCGAAGACAAAGGCCGTGTCCGGTATGAGATTAAGCAGCCGGACGAGGGCGAGGAACCCATTGAGGGTATACATTACCGTTACGGCATCGACTACAACTTACTCACTGAAGGCGAGGATTACGACCTTGTAGAGCGTGGGCAATTTATCGCGGTGTGGAATCTGAATGATCCGCAACCCACAGAGGCAGAGCTGCAAGCAGCTTGGACAGCCTACCAGGAAGCCGAAGCTAATAAGCCGCCAGAGCTGACGGAAACCGAGCAACTACGCGCTGATAACGCAGCTTTATTACTAGAGCTAGTTCAAACGCAGGCTAGGCAAGATCAAGCTGAACAAGATCAGGCTGCCTTACTGCTGAGCCTCGTGGAAGGAGGTGTGCTATAAATGAACTGGTACGCACTGGTTAAGCGATACTTTGACGCAGGGTTGTATACGGGGGAGCAGTTACAGGTATTTGTTACCGCCAAAAAGATAACAGCTAAACAAGCAGAAGAGATTACAGCCAACGCCGAATAGTAGGCGTTTTTATTTTGCCCTCGGATCTCCGGGGGCTTTCATTTTGGGGAGATAGATGGGGGGAGGGGCAATCGTGACAGAAATGGATGTACTTAAATATTTTTTAACGCAAGGTCCATTCGCGGTGTTATTCGTTTGGCTGCTGATCTACGTAATGCGCGCGAATAAAGAGAGGGAAGGACGATTGCAGGATCTACTAGGTAAGTTTTCTGAAAAATACGATGTAATCATCGTGGAGCTGCGTGAAATGAAAGAGCGTTTTCCACACAGAAATTAATAATATTGAGAGGATGAATTGATATGGAATGGAATGTAGTTGCGAATTTTATTAAACCGGAATTATTACTTATTGTTGCTGTATGTTGGGTGATTGGCTTTTGCTTAAAACAAACTCCGAGAGTACCAGATTGGACAATCATTTATCTGGTCACATTGGCCGCGATCATCATTGTATGTCTTACTCTTGGCTTTAATGTAGATAGTTTTGTACAAGGCATCTTGTGCGGAGCTGTGGCTGTATATGGTAATCAGTTGCTTAAGCAGGCAAAAAAGGGGGTTGATGAGTAATGCAAATCTTTCAGAAGGGAAATAAGCACACAAATTGTAGCGGTCGAGGTGGTCATATACCGATTGCTATTGTAAATCATATAAGTGGCGGTACGATGAGTTCTATGGATAGTTGGTTTCAATCTTCTGGTAATTTAGTTAGTAGCGCTCATTTTGGCGTTTCTAAATTGGGGGAGATCCACCAATACGTTGATATAACAAAAATGGCTTGGTGTAACGGAATCACAGTCGATTCAATTCCCAAAGCCAAGGCGGCAATCGTCAAGGAACAAGCACCAACAAATCCTAATAAGTACACTATCAGTATCGAGCATGAGGGTATGGATGGTAGTTTGACAGAGGCGCAGTTTGCTGCCTCCGTATGGCTACATAAATTTATTAGTGACGAAGTAAAAAGGCTCTACGGTAAAGCTATTATTCTGGATGAGAAACATGTGATAGGTCATTTTCAAATTGATCCGGTGCGAAAGCCTTATTGTCCCGGTGCGAAATTTCCATGGAGTCGGTTGTATACTGCTCTAAAAACTAAGGAGGTGGAAGATGTGAGGGTGGATAAGGCTAGCACTGTAGTAAATGGGGAAAAACTGAATGAAGGTAGTTTTCTGATCGAGGGGCGTACTTACGTACCATTGGCAGCCATCGGCAAAGCGTTGGGTGCAGTAGTATCTTTTGATAATGAAACTAAAACGGCTACTATCACTACCAAAAAGTAAATATCTAACTATTAGAGATACGAAAAAGCCTCACTAACCTATATAAGGTCAGTGGGGCTTTTTTTATTATAAGGATTAACGGCGTCCACTGGCTTTAATTAGTGCTGCAATCGAGAGGACCAATGCAGCAACAATTACTATCCAGGTAATCACGTTCAACATAATTTATTCCTCCTTTAGAGGGGCCGCAGCCCCCCGTTACTTAAAGAAAATCTTCGAAACTGACGGTGACTGTTCAAGATCAAAAAGCTCATCTTCAGTCACCCAAATTTCATTTGATCCCCCAAAACTCCAGAGAATTATAGCTAATCTCGCCATTTCCGTATTTCCTCCTGTGTATGCCCGCCGGCTAATTGTATCGTTCAAACCGTTTATGTTATGATTGGGTGGAGAGCAAGGGGTGCAACCCTTACTCTCCGGGAACCTATTTACGTTTGCGTGGTCCGCGGCGTTTTTTGGTTCCTTTCTTTTTGTCCTTTAGCAGCAGCGTTGCGGTAATGAGTTGAATGATTGCTGTAAGGAGCGTAACCCAATCTTTCATGTGCCTTGTTCACCTCCTTTCTATCTTTATTATACAACGAAATTCGTTGAATGTCAACGAATAACGTTGAACTATTTATTGTAATAGTGTATATTCTAGTTGAGGTGAAAAGGATGCTTAGGTTAAAAATTAAACAACTAAGAGAATTAGAAGATCTGAGTGTACGTCAATTAAGCGAAGCAACTGGTATACGTTGGAACACCCTAAGCGATATGGAGAAGAACACTGCTAAACATTGGCCGCATGAACACTTAGAAACGCTCATGAAATACTTCAAGTTAAAACACATCGATCAATTGATTGAATACGTGGAGGAACCCGGAGAATAA